AGCCGCCCCGAATTCTGGATGATGTCCATGGCGAGGCCGGCGGCCCGACGCCAGGCGATGCGCACCTCGTCACGATGGTCGCGCAGCGACGTGCCACGCGTGGAGAGGATCCTCGACCGGCTGTCGCGCAGATAGGACGCCGTCGGCGCCGGGCGCGCGGCCGGGGCCTGCGCGGGAAACGCAACGCTCCCCGCCGCCACCCTGACCCGTGGTTTTCCGCTCATCGCCTCTTCCACTTGTCCCGCCGCGCTTTCGCGCGTTCATTCGTTTCGACCGGCGCCGGTTCCGGTTCCACCAGCGGCGGCGGACTTGCAACGCGCCGCGACCGGTTGAGCAGGTCGGGCTGCCGCTCCGGATGGAGCCGTTGGCGCAGCGCCGCCCAGTCGTCGGCCCGCATGGTCGACAGCCCGAGCATCTCGGCCATCGCCATGGCGTAGACCTGCGCGTCGAGGCAGTGATTGTCCCGCCGGAGAACCTTCCAGTCCTCGCGGATGCGGCCCTTCACCACTTCGGCGACGAAGGCCTCCGCGGTAAGCTGCAGAAAATATTCCTTCGGCAGGAACTCGCCGAAATGCACATAGCCCGGCGGATCGAACGCCTCGCCCGAGCGCAAGCCCGGCTTATGCAGATTGGCGAACAGCTCCGCCTTCAGGCCCCATGTCCCGATGGGCCACAGCATGGCGCTGCCGAATTTCTTGCGCTTGCCGCGCCTGGTGACCGACTTCTTCGCCGGCACACTGATCGCCGGTACCCCGCGCCCGCCGACGCCCTTGATGGCGTAGGCGTTCGCCCGTCGCCGGCACCATTCCAGCACCTGGTTTGTGCGGCCGCCATCGCCGCCGTCCACCGCCAGCGCCTCGATCTTCCGCCTGCCGCCGAACGCATCGTCGAGAGGCTCAGCGAAGAATGTGTCGAGCGCAACCCACGCGCCCTCGCCGATATTGTCGGTCGTTCCCTCGAAGAAGCGGACGCCAAGCACCCAACTCTGCCGATCCTCGCCGAAGGCGACGGTGACGCACCATATGCCGTTGTGCTGCACGTCGGCGCCGGCGACGAGGATCAGGCCGTCGGCCGGGACCGCCATTTCACGGAACGGCTCGCGACGTTCCATCAGCCGCTCGTATTCCGGCGCGTTGCCCTTCACCTTGGCGGGCAGGCCGAGGACGAGGTTGTAGACCCCCTTCTCGCCGAGCCCTCCGGGCTTGGCGTGGTTGAGCACGTCTTCCGCGATCGCCTCGTAACTCATCATCAGAGAATCGAAGGCGTCGACGTGGAAGCCGGGATGCCGATCGGGGCCGGCGGCGGTCGCGATGTAGCGGCCGTTGCGGACCCCGATCACCCTCTCCGTCTCGCCGATGACGTGGCCGCAGGACGGGCAGCCGTAGAAACTCTTGTGCGGATGCAGCCGGTCGAGGTGGAAACCCTCATAGACCTGCTTGAATTCGTGGCCGCACTCGACGCAGGCGATGTTCCAGAAGCGCTGGTCCGAGCGCTTGAAGGAACGGTCGATCCGGCAATGGCCGGGCGCGTCACCAAGATCGTCACCCGTGTCGATTTCTGGTGTCGACAATTCGAATATCTTAAACGATTTCGTTCGCCGGAACGCCGTGAAGCGCCCGAAGAACAGCGTCTCCGGATCGTCGCCGTTGACGTGGGTCTGCCACTTGGAGACCTCGTCCTTGACCCCGTAGCGAGAGGTCTTGCCCGACAGGTCGGTGGCGACGTTCGCATTGGCGAGCATCAGCGAGCCGCCGGCGAAGCGCTTCTCGTAGATCGTCGAGCCCGCGCCCGATCGGCTGACGGCGGGGAAGATCACCCGCTTGCCGGTCGCCGCCTGCCAGGCTTCTATGAGCGGCTGCAGCTTCTGGCTGTTCATATCCTGCAGGAAGTCGATCGACGGCAGACCGTAGATCGTGTTGTCCGGGGCGGTGTCGGCGATATAGAGCGACCAGGCGAGTGCGAGGATCGAGACGCCGGTCTGCTGCGACTTCCTGACCGTGACCAGGTTACACGGATGCTCGATCGACAGGCAATCGGCCATGTCGCCGAGATATGGCGCGTCCTCCAGCGCCCAGAATTCACCCTTCTTCGGCCCGTCGACGAGCACGATGTTGTTGGGCAGCCAGTCCCGGAAGCGGGCCGGCGGACGTGGCCGGATCGCCTCCGCGAGCGCCACCGCTGCTAGCCGAAGGGCACCGGGATGGCCGGGACCGACATGGATGCTCAAAGATCCTCGTCCTCGAGAACGTCGTCATGCTCGGCCGCCGTCTCCACGATGCTGGCCAATTTGTCGGCGATCTCCGAATTCAGGTCGAACGCGATCTGCCGGAGCAGCACGCGCAATCCGTGCGCGCCCTCTCTGGAAACGGCCATCGCCATGTCGTCTGCCTTGTTTTGCAGCCGCGCGATGCTCGACTGGATTTCCCGGCCGCACACGGTCAGCGCATCGCGGGTGCGGTCGGCGCGGATGAGCTGCCCGACCTGCTCCTGCCGGCGAAGCTTCTCGCGACCGACCTTCAGCCAGGCTTCCTGCCGCAACGCCTCGTCGCGCGACGTGCTCGAATTCGCAGGGGACGCAGGCGGCGGTTCCTTCCGCGCCGCGGCGACCTTTTCCGAACTGGCGAACTCGCCCCGGAAATGATCGTAGTGCGCCAGCGAGAAACGGACGATCCGGCCACGCCCGTCGCGCTCGACCGGCAGCCCGTGTTCCTCGACGAAGCGGCGCACCAGCTTGGTGACCGCCTGCTTCGTCACGCCGTCGCGGGTGGCAACCTCGCCCGGCGCCGCCATGACGGTTTCATCCATTCTGACAACTTCCGTTCAGCCCGCCGACAACCGTGACAACCCAACTTTTGCGACGGTGCGACTAACCGAAATCCGGGCCACATACGTGCCGCTGGCGGTCATAGCCGGGGAACGGTCCCTGCCAGGGGGGATGCCCCTGCCGGTCAGGCGAGGAGGCGGCCCAGTTCGTGCTCGACGCGCTGCGGCAGCTTTTCCCGAACCGTCGAGGTGAAAGCCTTTGCCGTCGCGCCCGAGACCATCTCGCTCGGGATGTATACGCCCGACTTCTGCTTCTCGACCGGGAAGCGGCCCGAACCCGTTCTCATCATCACCTGCCCGCCGAAGACGACAGCCGACCTGTTGGGGAACAGCCCGCCCTTCATGAACGTGTGGGCGAAGACCTTGCGCTTGCCGAACGGCGCTGCACTCACGCCCTTGCGCGTCTCGCGCGGGGCGAAATACTTCAGCGAGATGTTCCCGCCGCGCGCCATAATCGTATAGCTCGGATCGGTCCAGCTCGGCCGCGTCACCTTCAGCGCCCGCACAACGACCTTGCGCTTCAATCCCGTCTGCTTGGTCAGCGCGCGATAGACCTGCGTCCGCGCCATGTCGCCGACACGCGCGACGGCCCGCTGCATGACCTTCCGGCCATCGTCGCCGACGGCCTTGATGCCGTTGTCGAAGCGCTTCAGCCCCTCGACATCCTTCCACCCGATCGTCAGGACGGTCATGCGGATGCTCCCGTTACAGGAGCGCGGTTCATGACACCCTCCCTCGAAGTCAGGCGGTTCGGCCACGAAAAAACCCGCCTCGGCAGCGCCGGGCGGGTGAACCTTTTTATCCGTGACAAGGTGTACGTCAAGTTTCTGCCGCGCGTCAACAGGCCGGCGCGGATTTTTTTCGCTCCCGCAGGGCGATCGACTTCGGCCCTACCAGCCACACCCCGCCCCTGTCCTTCCCCTCGGCGCTCTCCACCCAAGGCGCGACCGTCGCCTCGAACGGCATCAGCCGATGAGCCGCCAGCCTCGGCCGCACCTTCTCCTCCACCAGCCTGAGCGCACGCACCCATAGCTGCCAGTCGAGCCGCGAGAGGATGTCGCCCGCCGGATCGTCGGAGAATTCGAACTTCCGATAGGCGCCGCGCGCCGCCCTGCCCGTCCGCCTGTTGTAGCCGTCCACCTCGACCGCATAATCCCGGCCGAGGCTGTCGCGCATCACCCGCTTGACGAACCATGCCGGCCTGCCGCCGCGCTCGACCATCCTGACCTTGGACGGTTCCGACGCCCAATCCGGCGCCCGGCCGAGCACGGCGCAGCCGATGACGGTCGAGACAACGCCGGCGGCCCGGCGAAGCGACGGCCGCAGCATCCAGCGTTCGACGGTCCGCGCCACCGCCGGCATCACCAGCCCGTCATCGTCGGGCCAGTCGGCAAGCGGGTTCCACCCTTGCGGAAACATCACGTCGCAATGCCCAAGCGCCGCCACCGCCTCGCCGACCGCCAGCGCGTCCTCATGCGGCTCACCCTGGTCGATGAAGAAATTGCCGCCGCCGCCATGGTCGACGTCAACCAGCGTCATCAGTTCCGCATAGGCCGAAATCTTGCCCCATGACGAAGCCTGCAGCATCCGCCAGGCCGAATTCATGTCGGCCAGCCCGTCCACACCGCCGCCTTTCGGCAATTCGTGGACGAAAGCCCATGTCAGAAGTTCTTCAATCGTCACGTTTTTCATGTTTTCAGGCCTCCAGTCCTCTTGTCTGCACCATTCCGCACCATTCCAGCACCATTTAAGACAGGGATTTGCAGGGATTTTTATTATTATATTTCAATGACTTGCACCATTTCGCACCATTTTTCCCGTCACATACGCATAAGATTTTTTCCGGCTGCACTCCCCTCGCCCCACTTTTTCGCGCGCGCCTATACGCGCGGGAAATGGTGCATAATGGTGCAAGCCATTGATTTTCCTCCCCAAACCCCTCTTTCAAATCCCTGCATCAATCCCTGCATATCCCTGCAAAATGGTGCGGTCCGCACCTTCCCTCACCATTCCGGCGATAGCGAAAAGGGGTTGCGGGGCTCATGTGCCATGGCCTCCATAGCCGTCGGGATAGAGGCCGTCGGAGCGTAGCGGCACGTCATGCAGGCGCAGGCGGTAGACCGTGCCGCGATCGTCGCGCCAGGCGTACTTCTTCTTCATGATGCGGCCGAAGCGCTGTATCTTGATCGGGTTGGCGTGCTTCGGCCCGCCGGCCTGCTCCTCGGCATGGCGGACATAGGCGTCGTAGAGCGTGTTGCCACGCACCTCGCCCGCCTCCTCGGCGACGACGCCATCCCGGCAGAACTGCGCCGTCGGGTCCATCTCGAACCGCATCTCGGCCGTGGCGGCCGTCACCTCGTCGGGGATGTCGAGCCCTTCGCGCAGGTAGATCAGCGCGCCCTCGATCAGCCAGTTGAGGATGCCGGGATATTCGGGCTGGAAACGCGCTACCATATCCTCGAAAGGCAATCGCGCCTCGACCGGGATCTGCACCGGCCAGTGCACAACGGCCATGCGCCGCCAGATGCCTTCGTCGGTGCCGGAAATGCGCGGGAAACCGTTGCCGGACATGTGCGCGGTGAAGAGCGGCTCGAAATCGAAATAGCCGAGGAAGAGATCGCGCGCCGATAGCGCCTCGCCGCCGGTCGCCTCCTTGACGAAATTCTCGCGCAGTTCCTCGCCTTCCGGCAATTCCTTCACGCGCAGGAAACGCCGGCCATAGAGCCGGGCGATATCCGGCGTCGCCTGGCCGCCGGCGGCGCCCTCGCCGATGAAGGAGGAGGCCGGCAGCGTCACGGCCGCCTCGCCGAGCAGCCGGCACATCGTCTCCATGTAGACCGACTTGCCGTTCGCGCCCGCGCCATAGTGGAAGAACAGTTTTTGCACCGTGATGCCGACGAGGCCGAGACCGGAGGCGACCTGCACCATGCGGCGCACGCGCCCGACCGGCAGCATCTGGACCATGAAGGCGCGCCATTGCGGGCAATCGGCCTTCTCGTCGAAATCGACCGGCACGATCTGGGTGATGAGGTCGCCGCGGCGATGGCCGCGCGCCGCCTCCATCTTCGCGTCGGTCACCTCGACCTCGCGCTCATTGTCGGGATCGCCGGGATTTTCCACCACGTCGCGGGTGAAGCGGCGAAAGGAGAGCGTATGGCCGTTGACGGCCACCTTCAGCTTGTCGGCGTTGAAATCGTCGGGCGGCCGCATCACGTGCGGCGCCGAACAGGCCAGCATGGCCTCCATGCGCCCCTTGTTCTTCGAGGTGACGGAATGCTTGACGCGGCTGTCCTTGCACTTGCGCAGCCGCTCCATGATCTTCTTCGCCAGCTCGATGGTCGCGATCTCGCCGGCCTTCCGCTCGTCCTCGTCCTTTTCCAGCAGCGCCTCGGCCGAGGCGAGCACCTTCGCCTCGTTCTCGCTGGGGGCGATAAACTCAACTTCCAGCGCGATCCGCGCGCCGACCTTCTGCGCCAGCGCCAGCGCGCGCGGCCCGCCCGTATCGGCGTCCCAGTTCCGCCCTGTCCACACCGCCCAGAGCGGCGCGCGCGCCTTGGTCTGTGTGACGACGAGGAGATCGCGGCCGAAATGGCCGATCATGCGCGCGGCATTGTCCGTATCGGAATGATCGAGCGATGCGCACCATTGCACGACACCGCCATCGGGGGTTGCGGGGTCGCGCGCCATTTCGGGTGCACCGGGATCGAAAGCGGCAAGCGGATTATCGGAGGATGCCTGGTCGACCGCGTCATCGGCCGTTGCCCCGCCTTCGGGCTCCAACCCTTCCACCAGGCGCGCAGCGCGCTCCGCCTCGGCCAGCATCGCCGCGACAGTAGCCGGAATGCCCCCCCTCTTCTTCTCCGTCATCTTGCCTCGCGCGCCGTTTCGCTCGCCATCGCTCGCTGGCGCTCCGGCAGGGCGCCCGCGTCAGCGGGCGGATCGCAGTCGCGACCTTCCCCGTCCAGTTCAAATGCCTCGTCGGCGCCGGCCATCATGGCGGCGAAATCGGT